TCCGCAACACGATTGGCTCTAAGGGTGTTGCTCAGATAATTGCGCAATTCCCTCAGGTAAACAAAACATGGCTCGTATTCGGAGAGGGGGAAATGTTCAACGGAGATTCAGAATCTCACCCCGAAACGCCCTCTGTTCCCGAAGAATCGAGAGGCAATAATGTTGCCGTTGGTGGTAATGCCTCCAATATCAGCAACGGCACGAGTGAGAAAACCATCCTCTTTGCTCTGACGGAGGTATCAGAGATGAGGAAACTCCTTGCAGAGGTTATCAATATAAATAAAGAGCAATCGAAACGGCTTGTTATGATTGTCGATAGAATAGCAGACAGGATATGAAAAAGATATTATTATTTATGATGGCAGCTCTCTGTCTCATCTCTTGCGGTGGAGATGATGACGAGCCGATAATAACGAATAGTGGCTTCAATGCCGATATAACGAGAATTCTTGATATGATAGATGACCATACTTGGATATATTCAGAATATGGTCAGACTACCGAAATATCATTTCTCGCTTTCAGAAACCCTGAGGAAATAGCATCATCCTTGAATGGCGTGCCAATGACCTTTCACGGATGGATGAAGCGAGTTTATTCAGGAACTCTGTCTGACGAAACCGAGTTTTACTTCTATATCGACACGAAAGCAAAGTGCATCAAAGGATATGGAGTTGGTTCAGACATCAAGACATACGCATTGAATGCAGCTTGCACCTACTACTATGAGATAGTAGATGAAAAGACTATCAAACTCAAAGATTATAATGTTTATAATATATATAAGAGAAAGGACTAATATATGGACACCATAAAGCAACTATCTTTCTTCACCATCGATTTGATGAAGTCAACAATCAATCACGATGAGAACCTCTCAGAAAAGGCGAGAGAGCTTCTTTTGCAGACAGGCAAAGAGTTTGACCGATGCAAAGTGAATAACGAGCCTACGAGCGAAATAGAATATCTGTACGACACCGCTCTATGGTTGAGCGAGCAAATCTTCACAGACGATGAGCAGAAGGAGAGTATATAGTCAGAATACTATCGGCATCATGGAGCGTTTCTTTCAGGCTTTCGAGCGATGCAAGGAAATGAAGCTCCTGAAAGTCGCCGACTACTGCCGAGATAACAATATCGACAAAGCGCATTTCTATACTCAGAAGAAAGACCTCAATCGAGGTTTCTTTGAGGTAGGGTGGATGCTTCCGCTCATTCGGGATTGCAGAGTCTCATCCTATTGGTTGATGACAGGCAATGGAGAAATGTTCGGATAACAGAAAGAGGGCAGTCATTAAGGAATACTTAACAACTGCCCTCTTATCATTTTCGTGACCTCACGAAAAAGGTCATTCATCATCTTTGTGCAGGATATTCGGGATATTGGCAACGGCTTTCTGCTTATTCTTATCCATCACCTTTGCATATATCTGAGTAGTGGTAAGCTCTCGATGACCGAGCAGCTTGCTCACGGTATAGATGTCCGTTCCGAGGTCGAGCATCATTGTGGCGAATGTATGCCGTCCGCAATGGAATGTGATTTTCTTGTCTATCTTTGCCCTCAATACCCACTCCTGAATAGCCTTGTTCGTGCATGATGGAGAATGAATATCCTGAAAGACCTGCTCATTCGACTTTCCTCTTTCGCCCATCAGCTCCGCAGCTTGTGGAGTGATGTCGAGATATTCCTGCCCCTGTGTCTTTTTCTGCCTGAATATGATTCGGGTGAAATCCCCTTGTTGATGAACCTCTCCCCAAGTGAGTTTCAGAATATCGCTCCGTCTGAGACCTGTCAGACATGAGAATAAGAAAGCTGCCTTGATGCGAGGATATTCACATTCTGTCTGAGCGAGCTTTCTCACCTCATCGATGGTGAGATACATTCTCGTTCCTTCCTCTGCTTTGAAATTCTCAACATTGCGAGCAGGATTGAAAGGGATAATCCTATCCTCGAAAGCCTGATTGAGACACGCCCTGAGCTTATTGAAGTAACTGAGTTTAGAGTTTCGGGCGAGAGGCTTATCTTTGATACGAGTGCGATAATCATGCGCCCAAGCAACCGCCTCATTTTCGAGATAATCGTGAAATCCCTGCACCCATTCCTGAGTGATATTGGCAAATGTCAGTTTCTCATTCTTATCATAGATTAGAAGATGATGCAGACACGAGAACCAATTTCCCCAATTACTACGGCTCTCAGCTCCGAGCCTCTTTTGGCACATAGCACGATAATAAGGATAGAATAGGGTATCGGTCGCAAATTCTGATTTGAACCCATATTCGCCGTTCTGCATCTCGACAATCCTCTTTGACTTGATGGAGTTGGCGAGCTGCATGGTCTGTCGATTCGTTTCCTTATCCTCTTTGGTGCGCTCAGGGATGAGATAGAGCTTCAGGAATTCATAAGTTCTCTTTCCGTCTCTATATATATCAAGATAGAGACTGATGTTACCGTTCTGCAAAGGCTTCTGTCTGACCTTTATCGGCTCTTTAATTTTCTTTTCTTTCGCCATATACTGATGCGTTGAATATCGATGTTATTTTTGTTACTTTTGTGACCCGAAATAATCGAGTAACAAAATGGTAACGCAAATATAGCACTTTCCTGACATAATAACGGCATAGATAATAGATTTATTGTATTTGCATCCGAAATACTGATTTCAGAGGCTTTTGTGCTGATTTGCTGCTGATATTATGCTGATAGAGTGCCATTCTAATTTGCTGAGAATTTCCGTCATTACTTACCCACGCAGAAACTCTATTTTCCGACGCAGAATGTTCGTAACTATGGATAACTCAATTATTTACAGAGGTATTAGAGCATATTAGAGTGAGTCGGAGTAACAAACGAGTAACAAAATCAAAAAAAAAAGAACCGCACGACCGATGATGAATCTCTCATTTCAGTCGTGCGGATTTCAACGCAACTGATGAAGAGTTTATCATCAGTGCGACAAAGGTATGAAAATTATTTCATTCCACAAAGAAAAAGCACCGAAATTCACATTCCGATGCCCTCTCTTAACCTTAAAACTAATACTATGGTTTACACAAAAGCCTTTTCATAATCTTCAAAATCGGTTTCCTGAATATATAACCGATAGCGATGATAAGCAGGATGAGACACCAAGGAAACCACTTGATGCAAGTATGCTGCCACCATGTCAGCTCTTTCTCGACCTCTTTCTTATCTATCAGAGTGATATATTTTGTTTTGGTCTTATATTCAGTCCTGACACTATCATTCCTCTCGACAGGCTTCTGAAACTCCGAAGCTATCTCCTGCGGCTTCGTTTTCAGGTCGTGATACAGAGTGCCATCCTGATTGATGCGAGCATCTGAGGTCGCATAATCATTTTCGAGATGAGAGGTACTATCCTGAGTCGTGCGCTCTGCCATCTGAGCAGGGATTTTGATATAGACGGTATCTGTCAGGTATTCGATGACCTTTTCAACTCTGACTTCGGTATTCGAGCTATCTTTCTGCTGAATGACGGTCGTATTCTGTTCGACCACTCGCCGCTGAGTGCAGCACCCCGACACTATAAAGAGCATCGAGACCAATACTGCACTCAGCACATACATCGATATATGGTCACGAAAAAAAGTTTTCATAATCTGATATATTTTTGAATTGCATCGGCATGAAGATTGACGATTTCCTGCTTCCCTCTCTCTGACATCAGGAACTCGACCTCAGCCTTATTGTCTTGAAATAGATTCTCTGTCAGAACAGCAGGGCAGTTAGTATCTCTGACGATAGCGAAATTGCCTACCCAATATCTGCACGATGGCACAGAACGATTCCCTTTGAGATTCCTCTTTGCTGCTTCATCATAGAGAGTCTGAGCGAGAATCTTGCTCTTTTGACTCGCATTCGGAGCTACCCATCCACTCCATCCGCTTGCATCATGCCAACGACCATCACTCTTTGCAGCATTGATATGGATGGAGATTAGCATCACATTCTTTGAACCGAGTTTCGCACAGATAGCATTGACCCTACGGCAACGCTCTCTGAGTGATATATCTGTTTCTTCGGTCACGATACGCTCTGCATCGAGACCTCTCTTTTTCAGCTCTGCAACCAATCGGGATGCAATATCTCTCGCCCAAGCATATTCCCTGAGCTTTCCATCAGGAGAGCATTTTCCCGATGTATTAGAGCCGTGTCCGTTATCAATCAGGATTTTCATTAGATTTCTGTTTTTGGCGTTCATATTCTGCGAGCATCTCACGAGCAGCAGCAATCTGTTCCTCTGTGACACGACCGCCATTCTTTAACTCATCGAGGGTGACATCAAAATGCCTCTCAGTCTTATCGACCATGATTCTTTGTAGAGACTTCCAAAATCGACTCTCATTTTCATCCCGACATGAGCTTTCGTTTTCAAGGATAGACCATGCTTGTTCAAAGCATATCGCCCCTGTGATGACATAAGACAATGGAATCGATACATGAATGAATACCCAATGCTCAACGAGATATGCGAGCAGGATGAGCCATAATCGCTTCGGGATGGTCGATTTTACCACCTTGCCGAAAGCGAAGCTCGTGAAATGAGCTTTCTCACGACTCGTTTTCTCAGGGTACTTTTGATGCACTCGCTTGTCGAGCTGATAAGCCGTCCAAGCATCATAGACGATGAAGATAATCGCCACAATAATCAGAGGAAAAGTCGGCTTGAACTCACCGATGAGCCAACCGATACCGCCTCCCAATAGGCAGACCATTCCTTTCCAAAATTTATATATCAATTCCATGCCGAGATAAATTTTGGTACAAAGATAAGAAAAAGATGCTTAATAAGCACCTTTTTCTATGTTAAATCTTACAAAGTGTTCTCAATTTCATTGATTTTATCTCTTATTGCCTGCCGTTCACGATGCAAATGAGTAATATCATAAGGCAGAGATTCGCCAATAAGAGATGCCTCATAGCATTTGATTATCTTATAGTCTGAATTGGTGAGCTGTGCTTTCAAATCTTCAATTTCTTTACGAATCTTAGTCACATCTCTCTCCTGCTCATATCTGAACGAGATTCTTTCTCCTGCATCATAAGGGATGATGCGGACAATATATCCCTCAGGAGCTTTCATGCGCTCATTATCGAGTAAATCCACAGGTTTCCATCCTTTTAAGGATAGTTCCTCTGCTTGTTCTTCTATCGTTATGATACGAGTTTTTATCTCATTCCCATCACGATATTGTCTTCTCTGTTCTTGCAGCTCTCTCGTTCTCAGATAGCCGCTTTCATTGATATATCCATATTCCATAATAAAATGATTTAGAATTTCCAACGACTTACGAGCCATACTTCTGTTGTGACAGAATCAATACGATATTTAGCGAAAGTGAATTTCATTTCTTGTCCGCAACTGCATTCATAGTAAGCATTCTCACTATTATCATCATATATTTTCTGCCCCGATTTAGGAGATACCCTGATATTTCCTGCGCCAATCTGCTTGACATATATGACCTTACCCTCCATTCCATCTGAGGGGAGTATTGCCTGAGCGGTTTTTCCTGAATTAGAGAGACCGACAATCTGCGTTACCCCTGAGCCGATTTGATAAGGACTATCGGTATAACTATCTCCGACATACTTCTGTCTCAGAATAAGACCAGCAGCGAGTAAATCCCAAATATATGCACCATAAGCGAGTGCCGTTCCCGAATTATCTGCACGACCATATAGACCTGCGATAAGGGTGCTTTCCTTATCCCATTCCCACTCATTATCTATATCGCCAAATCCAAGACCGACAATCGAGCCATAATGAGTATATCCTGAGGATGCAGGAAGTGCATTTGTCTTTGCGTTATTACAGAATACTCCACTCGCTGACATATACGCAACGCCATTATTATTCCTCACCTCAATCTCACCCGAACTTGCATCAATATCAATTTCAGAGCCTATATTATCGAGAGAATAATCACCCCCTGTATTATTTGATTTGAGATGGATTTTCCCGAGTATTCCATTCAGATACATTGCGGCATCTTGCCCTGTCAGAGCTGACGATTTGATTATCTGATTCGAGAAATAGAAACCTGCGATGAGAGCCTCTCCGAGGACTTTGAGGGCATTCTTGATGGTCGCATTACTCATTATTAAAGTCGCAGATTCCTCATTATTCCAATCGAGATAATTTGTAGCATCTCCGAGATGCAGAGCATTATTCAAGAGGTCGAGGAAATTCAATCCATCTGCACTCACAATCCTATCGGTCGTAATTCTTGCAGGGAGTATCTCAGTAAATCCGTAGAGCGACACATAAGACCTCTGCTCATCGAGTTCTGAGTTCAGAACGCCGACCAACAGATGATAATAGCCTGATACTCGCTCCATATCGATAGGAGTCTCAGAAAGCAGGAACTCGCCATTCTGAGCTGCTGCCGTATCGACCTTTGCATAGAGATAGTATTTCTTGCTTCCGTCTTCAAGACGAGCCGATACATAAGCGGTCATCTCCCATGTCTTATATTCATCGATAGAGTGAGATGACTTGATGGAATCGATGCCAAGTGTCATGTGTCTCAGGAATGAATGAGGCACAGAGAGCTGCTTATTGGCTGCATCATAGGTCACTTGGAATGATGTATCGATATTGGCAGAAGTCTTGCTCTGAACAAATTGGAATTGCAGCGACTCATCACCAACGAGCATCGCCATAGTCTGCACGGTGACAGGATTCACGCTGCCTGAGAAATTATCAAAGGCATCCTCTAACATCGAGAGCGATTCCTGAGCATCTCTGAATCGTCTGCGAGTGAACTGCAACGCATCTTTGTGGTTTTCCTCGATGATGACCTCCTGAGAGTCAATCTCCCTGAGCTTCGATGTGAGCGATTGCCCTGTGACATTATTCGAGATTTCGACCGTAGGCGAATAGGGAGAGGTGAGAAAATCCTTGATGCCTGTGATGCGAATATCCACACCATCAGGAACGAACTGCGTATCTGAGAAATGAACATAACCGCCGACAATCAGTTTGCCGCCGATATTTATCCAATTCCTCTTAGCATAGAGAGATTGCAGCGTACCTGTGAAAGTGAACTTCTGATTCTCATTCTCCCACAGATGCCTGATAGCCTCTCTCATCATATCCCATGATGCGCCCTCTTTGGCTGTATTATCACAGATATATGACTGAGGCAGCATGATTCCGAAAATAGCATAAGTATCATTCACAGCAGGAATGAATGTCGCATTCGGCATGGTCTGTCCGTCTATCTCCTGAGGCACAATCTCAAATCGTCTCTCAGAATGCTTATACTTGAACTCAAACTCTTTCTCTCCTGCAAGCATTCCCGACTGAAAGACGATGGTCGGAGTCTCGCCCTCGATGATATAGTCATTGATATTCAGGTTGGCAGGGATAGTGTTATCGATGAAGTCGTAGAAATTCTTTGCAGGCTTCACTGCGATTACCGATGTGACCTTTCCGATACGAGATGGATAATGTTCTGAGCAGTCAAGACTATCCTCCTTGACCGCATCAGAGATGACATCAGAACGCTCGATATAATAGCCATTCGTATCGCTCGTATAGATATGCCCTATATTCGCATTATAGCCTTGCTCATCTGAGAAATGAGTGCCATCATATCCCAACGACTGAGACTTAGGCAAAAGCAGCTCAGGTGAGCCATATTCCGAGCGGTCGATATTCCTATCTCCACCCTGCACATAGAGTCGCTTGATAGGCAGCTCATTCGATGGAGTTGTTCTGCCCACTCCAGGCATGAAGCCATTTCCCTTGCCGTATGAGAGTGGGAGAGGGTCACTCTTATAGTATTCGACCTTGTGGAGATGGATAGTCGTGCCGACAATCTCCCATTCAGTTTCAAAGGTCTCTGCTACCTGAGAGAGAGCCGAATCGATATTAGTATGATTGAATTCGATGGTCTTTTCATTGGCATCGATACACGTTCCGACACTCCACACTCCTGCGCCATCACGCTCATTCAGATTGGCGACAATCTCCGCAATGAATTCATGCGGCTTGGCGCACATCGAGTATTTGAGCCGCTTATCAACCGAGTTTCTCATCTTGTAGAGAGCCATATTATCCTGCCTCGTTCCCATATTCAGGGTGTACTCGATATGACGAGTGCCCTGTTTCTTGATGTTCTGAGGTGCATTGAGGAAATATCTCTCTCCCATATAGTCACAATATGCCCCGACAGGAATCTCAACGTATCGAGGCAGCGAGAACTTCAAAACGAGCTGAGGTTTCGCCATCAGGGAACGATAACGGTAGCTGCTATCATTCGGCTGCACTTCGAGAGTGGTATTATTGAAATGTAGTATCATCTGCTTACTTTTTATAATTGAAATAGAATCGACCGAATATCCTCACACTCACATAATAGAGCAGAGCAATGAGGGTGAACCAAGTGAAGGCATACGGATTACTGCAATCTTTCTGAGATACTTTCATCATCCTCAGAAATAGCATTTTATCCGCCTCTCTGCGCATTTCTCCATCGCCGCCGATGTCGTAATCATTATCGTGGAGTTCGCACGGCAGAACGAATTTCTTGGCATAGGGAGGCTTAACATATTTAAGCACTCCCTTTTGACAACCGCATCCGTTACTCATTGGCAGGAACGAAAACAGAGTAATCGATTGAGTCTTTCTCCTGCCATCCTTCTTTGAGAGCATTATTGATGTATGCAAAAGCTCTCATCACGAAATCAGCAAGCACCTCAGTCTTGGTGAATGTGTGATAAACAGGATTGCCCTCTGCATCCTCTCCGAGTTTGAATTTCGCAGGGAGATTCGCTCCATCGGTCTGAAATGCGAGGTCGTAGGCTGCTTTGAAATTGAACTGATTTTCCGATGAGAGATAGACAGGCTTTCCGTTCCATGAGAATCCTGTGAGGATGGTCGCATCGGTATGAGCATTGATGAGTGCCTCGATGTCTGCCTTGACCTCTGCGATGGTCGGGATATGGTCGTAATCCTTACGCCAATTATAGCCACTCTCTGCATCTTCTGAATCTTTGCCGAAACCGACATAGATGCAAGCCTTGTTTGATGACAATACCACGATGCCATCCTGACGCTCTTTTGCGCCGTAAATTTTGAAGAATTCCGAGTTCATATTATCTGATTTTTAATTGGGTGAATAATCGATTCAGTTCCTCATCGGTCGGCATAGGAAAGCCGAGAGCGGTTGCAGAACAAAAAGTATATTTGGGATATTGACCTTGATAATCTACCTCCATAGAGCAGAAGAAAGGAAATCCATCAGGCTCTTTCCTGCGATTGTCAAGCTCATCCCAATTCTCTTTATCGCCTGTCCATAATTTTCTGAGCTGACCCTGATAGATGATGCTCACGACATATTTATCTCGTGGCTTCTTCACGAGCGAGGTATCACCACCCTTTGCGAGTGTATCATCAACCTCTCGTTTATATCGCTCTTGCTCGACTAAAGGCACTACGCCTGTTTCATAATCGACCACGATAAACGGCTTGTGGTCTAACTCACGACCGCTTATCTTTGAGCCTCTGAAACTCTTTTTGCCATTAAAGGTCTGAGGATTGCTCCTTGCCTTGCCAAAATCTTTCATTCTTTTCTTCTTTTTCTTTAGTTTGTTAAACTCGCTTGGATATAGAATCGTCTCCATAAGATGCCATCCGTTGCAATGCTTTGTCATGCCCCACAGAGAACCGATTAACTCAATCCTGCGCTTTCTTGACTTTACCTTTTTCAGCTTTCGGGCGAAATTCTGCTTCACCCTCTTTCTGAGAAGTGAATGAGTAGGGAAAATCACATATCCGAGAAAATCCAATCCCTCAGACAAAGGAAATACCCTCTCATTGTATTTTATCTCCTGACCGATGACTTCAATCTGCTCATGGACGATTCCTCTGCTCTCCCATAGATAGAGCTTCGAGCCGCTTGCAATCACTCCGTCATCGCAATACCGATAGAAATGCTTTATTCCATATCGGTCTTTGAGATAGTGGTCGAGGAATACCGATAATAGAAGATTTCCGAGACCCTGAGACGAGCGCATCCCCATTGAGATGCCATCATCGAGAACACTCACAAATAGCTCCAATATCGCAATCAGTCTCTCATCCTTGAAAACCTTTCTCACACAATACATGATGAAATCTTGCTTCACCGTATCGTAGAACTTCCGAATATCGAACTTATAGATATATCTCATACCCTCAGGGTCGAGACGAATATCTCTTTCGATATAGGCTTTCAGGTCGTGCATCCCTCTTTTCTTGATAGATGCAGAGGTGGTCCTGATAAATCGCCGCCTCAGATGTTTATCGACAATCTGCATGACTGCACCGACCTTGATTCGGGTTTTCATGTCGAACACTTGAAGATGCCGCTCTTTCCCTGCCTCTACAATATCCTTAGGATGCCACTTTCCGAGATTGACCTTTCCTGACGCAATTTCTTCTGCTACACCATCAAGGAACGCCTCCCGATGGGCGAGTAACCATCTGCCTTCACTCAGACTCTTTCTCAGAGTGCCTCTCAGAACCGTATCAAACGCTTCTTCGAGATTGGAACGCTCGATGATTTCCTCAATCACATAGCAGATCGGAAGA